TAGGAAGCCTCCAATATATTGCACCATTCGTAAGTAAAGCATGAAATAAGATTGCACGCCCTGGAATGCTTGCAATAGCAAAGACCACACAGTCTTCAGTTTCGCCATGATGTTCTCGTAAGTCATATAAATATTCCCTTCTTATTTTACAATAAATTGGTGGTATGTTAGCATTTAAATATGACATATAGCAAGTAGTTTATATACTACTACTCTACTACTTTCAATTTGAATATTTCCTTTAAATCATGCTCTCTATCAAGGAATTTGTATTCAATTTTGTGAACTGTGAAATCTTTTTCTATTTTATTACATATAGTTTCTGGATCAAATTCTCCACAACTATATACATCAAATTGCATTAGCGCAGGACTTACTTCGTCCCATACGTGCATAACAATGTGTGATGTTTCTATAATAGCAGCACCAGTAATACCACGATTGCCAACCATATTAGAATATTTAACATAAGGACCCATCATTACTTTCATTCCAATTTCTGTAATGAAATCGTTTAACCATCGCCTAAGAAACTCCTCGTCCATCGGTGGACGAAAAACTTCAGCACGAACAATTAAATGTTTGTGAACTAATAAATTATTTTTTTCCATTTATAAATGGAACTTTAACTAACATTTCCATCTACGTCTAGCTTGGCGCAATCTTGAGTTAGGATCTTTGGCTGCTCCTGGAAACATTTTCATTTGACCGGCAGATCTTGCACAATAAGATTTTCTTCTCTTAGCTGACTTACTTCCTGGTTTAACTTTACCTGTAACTGCTGTGGATAATTTTGAACCTGGATTTGCTCTCCTGTACGCCTGCACGCCCGCGCGAGTCATTCCAGCACCTTTTTCTGTAGGTCTAAAATTCTTTTTGTTTCTAGCTGGCATTACATCGCCACCACGTTTCATTCCTGAAACGAGTTGCATTACTGACTCCTGATAATCAAGAATATCTTCTTGAATCATTACTTGTCTATAAATAAAGTTATATTTAATGCGCTTGTATTAGCAGTAACTCCAATACCATCAATAATTCCTACGCCATTTCTACCTGCATATAGAACACCATCTTCTGGTATATTTAAAGTTTCTGTTCCACCTGCTCCAACAGATACTGCAATATAAACTTGTGTATTAACTGAACCGCTTACAGTAGAAGCATTTGCTAGTCCATTGATAATTGCTGTTCCGGAAAGACCAGTAGACTGAATCATAAATCCTCTTAATCTTGTAGGACCAGCAAATAATACTTTACTAGATTCACTGCTTAAACATATAACTGGTTTTACATCACTTTTACTCATTTAAACTCCTTAGTATTTAAGGAGCTCCGAAGAGCTCCTTAAAATAAATTAATTATACCGTAGCACTAAATGGTGTTGCCACTGCTCCTGTAGCTCCAGATACTACTTCTACTTTATATCTGTTTGCTCCAATTACTGTAGCCTTAACACTTGCTCCGCCAACTCCACCTGTAGTCGTACCACTTAAAGTGATAGTGTCCGATGCAGTTGCTGTGCTAAATACTAATGCTGTAGTTCCAGAACCAAGAATGGCTGTTCCTACCATAGTATCACTAGAATTTGCTACTTTTACAATAAAGTTACCTGTTACTGTTGTTGAAAGTACGAATTCAAAAGCTGCACCATAATTATTTGACTGATTTGGATCAGTTGGATCACTTGGTGAACTTGTATTTACAGCTGGTAAAGTAAAAGTTGCTGTAGCTACGCTCGTGTAATAGATTTGTTTTCCAGCATCATTTGCAACAGTTAATGTTTTTCCTACTGCTGTTGTTACTGAGTTTGATACTCCAGCACTAATAAAACCTGCTAAAGATTTTACTGGTCCTGAAAAAGTTGTTTGTCCCATATTATTCTCCCGTATAGTGGTTAAGCTCTGTAGTCTCTATACCGTCTGTCTAGCCAGTCTACAAAACTAATTATATCTAGATTATTTATTATTATAAAAGAAAAAGGGGCCAAAGTAAACCTTGGCCCCTTTTGTGGAAAGACTTAATTATTAAGCCGCTCCTGGTGTTCCGAAGATTCCTCTAGGGTCAGACCAACCGAAGCTGTATCTTTCTCTAGCTTTAAATCTAACGTTACCAGTGTCAAAATCGCCTTCAATAGCTGTTTTGATTGGACTTCTAACGAAATTTTTCAATCCGTTAGGAGCATCTGTAATGATAAAGAATGCATCTGTATCAGTTAAGAAATGGTTGATTCTGTAACCTTCAGGAATCATTCCCATATTTAACATAGCATTGATATCATTATCAGATGTAGATGTTCTAAGTGGAGATCTTAAAACTCTCTCAGCAGTAAATTGTAATTCTTTTGGAATAATCAATTTTCTACCTTGAAGAGCGATTTTCAATCCTCTTTCATCTACAAATCCCGCAATGTCAATTAACGATTGTTCTAAAGAAGTTTCGTTAAGATCCGCTGCAGTAGCTAAAATGTTTGAAAATGTTGATCCATTAGCAAGAGGGTGAGAAGCGTTTAATAAAGAAACACCGTCACCTCCGTTGTATGAACCACCAGTATCAAAACCATTATTTAAAATGTTAGCTGCTATTGTTTGTTTAGTTTGTGACATTGAACGAGCTAAAGCTCTAGTGTATCTAGAAGCTAATCTATCATACAAGTTATCTTCAATAGCTTCCTCAGTAATAGCAAATGCTAAAGCAATTGTATTATGAGTGTATCTTGAAGTGTAGGCTTCAGAAGCTTGGTCGAATTGCACTCCTGCACCTTCTTGTTTGATAGCTGCACCCGCAAAACCTGTTAACATTACTTCTTCTTCAAAAGCTCTGTCTGAAGATTCAGATGTAAAGATTTCTGCGTGTTCGTTGTCATATCTGTTGTATTCCAGGCCGAATAGGGCATTCAATCCTGGCTCTAGTTCTTTAACTAGTTGTGATCGTGATATAGCCATAGTTTATATTCTCCTATTATAGTCCTGAAGTAGCGGCTTTATAGAAATGGTTGTTAATTCTAACAAGAACATTTGCATTAGAGACAGCTACGTCACTGTTAAGTACGTCACCTGATATATCAATTGCTTGAACTAAATATGTAGAATCCGTTCCTGAATTCGCTACATCTAATTGTACATAAGATATACCTGTTTGTATATTTCCAGTTACATTATTAACTGAAAAGTTTTTAAAGATGTCGGCAACTCCAAATACACCATTAGCATTCACTTCGAATACTGTGTCTGGTGCATCAATTACGAAAGCAACGATGTCGCTTGCGTTAACTGAACTTGGAAGATAATTCTTCCATGTTGGTTTTTGAGTTGTCGGATCTGTATAAAAACAGCCATTAAAAACACCTACAGCAGCTGTAGAAGTATTTGCAATTGCTCTACCGATAGTACCAGAAGCGAATGGTATAACCACATCACCTTGGTAAATGTTAGTAGAGTTATTAGTTGCTACTCTATATCTGTTTTGGGCGTTGATAAATGGACTGCCATTAAGTTGTCGACTTGGTCTTAGACCAAATCTTTCTGTTACGTTTGCCATTTATTTATACTCCGTTTGTTTTAATTTAATTTACAGTAGTTGACTTTTGCCAAACAATTATGACTTACGTCCACCACCAAAAGTTACACGGGACTGTCTATCAATATTGATAGGCATTCCAGGTCGTTGTTCCTTCATTAAATCAGCATCAATCGACTTTATTCTCTCCTGAGTAATTTTTTTAAAATACTCGGAACGACTTTTGACAATTTCTTCAGGTATCCTTGCCAACACAAGGCCGCCAACCCCGATCAACCCAGCATATTTTCCCTCAGCGATTACTGGATAATCATGATCACCTGTAGAATTTTTAATTTCTTCAGATCTCACAAATTCCCAACCTTCTCTGAGTTTTTTAGATACGTTTGCCGTATCCTGAAAACCCTGCGATTCTGTTCTAATCCATCTGTGAACAAAACCCGCTGGTGCTTTAGGTGCATCCAGACTTGACGGTGGAGTCCAAGGCTTCTTACGAAGATCCTTACTTCTTACTTCTGACTCGCGTGAAGTTCTATTTTTTATTTTATCGCTCATTATACCTCCTTCACGTATTTAGCGTACTCTTCTAGTGGCACCCCTAATTTTTTGGCAATAGCCACCTGTGACTTGGTGAGTTTCACGGTTCTGCGTCCTGATTGTTTTCTTCCAGCAGAAGCAACAGTTTGGACGGGTTTCCTGTTCTCCTCTGTAACCTCAGATTCCTGAGATTTAGCAAACTTATGAGGATATAAATCCTGCATTCGTTTATCTACTTCATTATAGTACTCATCACTCTCTGCGTCAAACCCCTGACTTACCAAGTCTTCATGAAGCATAAATGCTGAGTTTGTCATGTATTTATCATTACCAAACCACTCATTCTTTTCAGCCCATGACTTAGCTTTTGTACTTGGAATGATTGGTTGTTGTGGTGCTTTTTGTACAGGTTGAGCTTTTTGTTGTTCGTCAAAAGATTTTTTAGCTACCTCACGTTCGCTCATAACGATTCGTGCCTTTTCTTTTTCAACTGACAACCTTGTTAACTCATCTTGTGCACTTACAATTTGTTCCGCATCTTGAGACTCAATGGCAAGCTTTAACTTAGCTTTAGCTTGTGCACGTTGAGCATCAACTCTTGCGTCAAATTCCTTAATATAGTTTGTATCTACATCCATATACTTAGATTCAGCATCTGAGTATTTTTTCTGTAAACCTTTAGCATATTCTAAAGCAGCTTGTTCTCTTCTTTCTGCTTCACGTATTTTATAAGTTAATTTATCAATACGTTTT